CTTCTATTACCATGACAACATGAAAATAGTCTCTTATGGAATTATTACACTGATGAATTGGATTAGTGTTTGCCCGTGCACAATTGCTGTGCTAAACGGGTGTAGTTGTACCACAAGCCCTAGCCGTGGGCTTAGAAAATCCGTGTGCAAGCGGTTGCCTCACAAAGTGTGACAGAGCGAACTGTATAAAGATATGATAGTAAAATCTATCCGAAGCCCATGCGTGAGTTGGCATAATGTTTGTTTATGATGATTCCCCAGTTAGTGCACGAGGATTTAACCGCTCGTCGTGTTCAGATACCTTCTAGGTTTTCTAGCGATAAAATAACCAGCCAAGCGGCTGCCGTCCCCTCGGTAGCTGTCAACAGCCATAAGACGAAACATAACGTCAAAAATTATTTTAAGAGAATTTTCATGAAACGTAACAACGTGGATTTCAAGTCGCATAACAAAGACTTGGATAGTCTCACCACGAGCAGTAGTAGTTTGTCAACTGAAACGGAAATTAGATTAATTAATAGTTTCCATCTATTGGCAAACCTTGATGCAGAACAGGATAGAAAGATAAGTGCCTACGCCAGCCTATATAAGAACAAGAGCATTTCGAGTGCTAGTTCACAAAGCGATAGAATGGATTATTTGGATGGCATGGCAAGTGAGCTAGGATTGATTAGCGAGGATGTTGAGATGGAGTCATACGATAGTTTCGATGAATCCAAATTGCCAACCTCCTTACCAACAACAGGAACATCTGCCTCATTGAGAAGTGATTATCTGGACAATATGTATCAAGAGATAGTTGATTTAGGGAAACAACAAATTAGAATGCGAGAGTATATAGAAAACCAGCGTGGGTATAAACCTTTCGTTAGATCGCGAGGAACGAAGATCGCTAGTTTCGATGATGACAAAACTGTGGGTGACCACGATCTAAGTCATTTTGTGACTAGCAAAACCTTGCTCTCTAAACCGAAAAAGTCTATACTTAAGACACCCTCAATCAGTAGTGCTAGTAGTGGAGACATTAGGGATGATGGAGCATCAACAACACAGGATGATTCCTTTGGAGATTATGAATTGCCAAAACGTAAGGCAGTTAACAAAATAGTCAAGGATAGGACCACCTTGACAGCTCACAATAGACTCTTGAATTTTCTGAGGGTTAAGTATTTTATGAAGAGGAGGGATATAACCACAATGAACAACATGGTAGCTGACGGCCGCACCTGGTTATTAAAGAATAAATATACTTGTGAGAGGAAACTAGATTATGAGATATTAACAACATCTGTCTCGTTAGCTTTTATGGTCACAGCCGAGGAGTTGGATTTCAGACAACTCATGAAGAACAAAACAAACTATGATAATATGGCGCATATCAATGCCACATTGGATGGTGATTTAGGAAAAACAGCTGGTGCCTCCACTTATGGTGGAGAGAGTTTTGGAAGGAGTATGCTCCGAAACTTGCCTTTCCCTAAATCTAACATAGTTATCTGAAAATGCCATGAATTGAAGACTGCACATTGCCTACAAACAATACCCTTGGATGTAGTGAGCCCGACAATGTCAGTGCGTACCTTCAATCAGGCCGTGCATCACACCAACGAATATGCACAGTTGTTCCATACAAATTTAACCACACAACAACACACGTATTACAATAAATGCGCATGCAACGAATATGACTCTTTAACAAGACGACATTTGATACCTCCGATATCAGATTGCGTTAACCCAGCTTTTAAATTGCTGGAGATGAAAGTCTTAAAACTAGCGCGCGAATTTACTGAACAATGCGGTACGTTAAGTAGGTGTGGATCAACCACCGTTTTTAACAACACAAGAGGCTCATTACAAAAAAGATATAGGTTGGCTTATAATAATATAGTAGAAAAAAGAATATGCTATGATGAAGCTAGCCCGAAACTGAAGGCATTCGTTAAGTTCGAAAAATGGAACACGGATAAGATCAATGACGGCAAGCCCCCTCGAATAATACAAAGTAGGTCTTATGAGTACTTGTACACTCTTAAGTCCTACATCTTAGCATACACATTAAAAATCAAAACCGCCAAACCAACCTACCAACAACAGCCCGTAGAAACAATTTTGACTAAGCTACATGATCAGTACGGCATAGCTAGAGTGCTTAAACAAAATTGGGACTGTTTCTCAAAACCGGTTGCTATTTGCATGGACCATAGTAAATTTGATGGTCACTACAGTAAGCAACTATTAGAATTAGAACATTGTTTTTGGGATCATTTATTTAACAGTAGGAGACTTAGGAAAATTCTAAAACAACAAATAAGGCAAAAAGGAAGAACCCAATGCGGCCTTGAGTATAAGGCCCTGGGCTATAGAGCTTCCGGCGAATACACTACATCAGATGGAAATAGCTTAATTAACTATGCTATGTTATCTGTCTACTTGGAAGCTAGCGGTATTACCAATTACAGAATATCAGTGAATGGTGATGATTCAGTGACTTTCATAGAAATGGATGACCTGAATAAGTTGCTACCTTTAAAATATTTCAACAATTTCAATATGGAAACTGAAATGGATAGGATAGCTTACGATTTTAGGGATATATCATATTGTCAAACCCAACCAGTTAGAGTCATTAAAGATTCAGTTGAGACTTGGTATATGATAAAAGACTATGAAAGAACCGTTAGTAGGATGCAATACGCCGAGTCCAAGTATTTGAATTGTAGTGATAGGTATTTAGCTGGCACAGCACTATGTGAGCTAGCTTGTAGTAGTGGAATACCAATAATGCAATCGTTTGCCATACGTCTATATAACCTAGCCAACGCCAATCCGTTAGCATCAGTGGATAGAATGCCGGCTGCTATGTCAGGGAATTCCTGCGTAATTAAACCAATAGCGGACGTTACTAGAGAAGATTTTCAGTATATAACAGGGTTAGACACTGCTAGCCAGAAGAACATAGAAAATGCAATCTCCGGCAATATTAAAATTAATATAGACAAATATAAGAATTTCAATCAAATTAGAGTAGTCCCCACTATACATAATGAATAACAAAAACAATAAACAAACCCCAAAACCCCAAAAACAACAAAAGCGTAGCAACAACGCTAAGACCGCATCATTCAAGACCATGAGTGCACCTGTTGCAAAAAGCGTGAATTACAAGGCTAACCAAAAACCACGCACAATGCCATCAGGCAGTAACATCAGGGTTAGACATACCGAATACATCTTCGATGTCACCTCCACCACAGCAGCATTTACAACCACACCATTTGCTGTTAACCCTGGACAGGTATTAACATTCCCTTGGCTATCTAAAATCGCCGGTAATTATGAAAGTTATAAAATACATAAACTAGATTTCTTTTATAAACCAATTTGTCCAACATCGACACCCGGAAAAATAATGCTAGCCATGGATTACGATGCTACTGATATGAGCCCTCAGTCAAAGGTCATCATGATGAGTTATGAATCAGCTGCTTCTGCCTCTGTTTGGAACGAAATAACCCAAGTTTCAAAGCAGTCTAACTTGCTTAAATTTGGTGTACAACGCTACGTTCGTACCGGAGCACAACCAGCAAACACCGATTTGAAAACTTACGATGTAGGCAAATTCTATGTGGCAACTAGTAACACACCAGCAACACCAACAACATTAGGTGAGTTGTACGTGTGCTATGACGTTGAATTAATAACTCCACAGCTGAATGCCTCGCTATCAGAGTCAGCAACGAAAAACCCAACGCCACCAGAAGGTGCTTCGCAATTTTCAAAAATTGCCACATCCGTTGCTGGAGCCATATCAATGGTTTCTGACGTCATGAATGCTCCATTATTTTGCATATTGCAAGCTGTAAAGAGTGCATCCGGTGTCTACACGTATATGGACATCGCTGTCAACCCTAATATTGTTAAGCCTATAAGATTCGATCTGTGCTGCAATGGGGAAGATGACTTATATGCTATTGGTAAGAGTAGTGAATTCAGTGGAAAGATACCTGCATTAGTTGGCTACACCTACCCTGGTGCAGTATCGACTATGAATATATTTACCGCCAACGTTCCTAGATACCAGCGATCATTCGCTTATCAACTACTTGCTAACACCACCGATAGAATACAAGGTGCATTTGGAAATTCAGTGCCGGGCTTTAGACTTAAAGTGCCTGTGACAGATGGAGAATTGTTCTTAAACGCCTTTACTTCGGACACCGGAGTTAGATTTACGGAAGTAGCGTTGGCTAATATGCCAGCCGTGATGCCTATTTTAGGCACCGTACAAAACTTCGTAATTGATTGGGCCAAGATAGCATCTGCTACATATGAAAATGATGGCGTATACACACAAGACATCATACCACCCGATGAGGTTATACCTGCCCCACTCGTTGATGAGTTGCTTTAAACGCATTTGTTGTTTTAATAGCTAGTTTAACAATAATATTTAATTTAATCTATTATTTATTTTATTTATTTATTTATTTTATTTATAAAATTGGGTGATAACGACCCACAAAAAGTCAAATATTTTTCGTGCATGGACAGCTTCTACACTGTTCTATTGCTCAGAGTCTACGGAAACAGCGCCGGGATAGGCGCTAGATAGGTTGGGGAACCTATACTAGCGCAAATGCATCGGACCTCGGAGCCCTTATGGGTAGGAGACGCGCTAGCATAAAATCGAAAAATAATAGACACCAAAAACAAACTTAATTTAGTATTAGTATTTTATTTATTTAGT